ATTTCCGACACGACGGCACACCTAAGGCTATGCGTCGGAAAACCACGTGGGATAATCATCAAAAATCAATTGCCAGTTCGGAAGGGGCTAAAACAACGGCTGGGTCCTGTCCTAGAATGATGCGCCTTGAAATTTCCAAGGCAGGAACGAGTCCAAAAGTGTCACCGTATGCATCCATCAGTAACTCTCTCGTCTCGTCCTCACTAGCCAGTACACGTTCGTTCAGAATGCTCGCCTCAAGTGCGTCAACAGTGGGCATTCCGCTCGTCTTCGTGAACCAACTAACTTCACTCACGTCCAGTTGGGCGTTGTCTTCCATACTGTACCTCATCATGAAAAGGTCCCTGAATAGCGGAAAATGCCTGAACTCGTAAGCGTAACTCAGCGCTTTCCCAGCCATGTAGCCGGTATCGCTGATCGCCTGATTTGGACTGACTCTAACGTTGAACCGCGCTAGAGCTTTGCCGAGTTTGGGCATCATACAGGGGGTCTCGGACTCGATAAGAATTCTTCTCGACAAAAAAGTCGATTGTCCGGATAGTTCTGGGCAAGAGGCCGTGAGCTTCATCTTTGGATGCGAAGCTACGTACTCACTACAATGTTCAGGGTCCACGGCCTTCCTCAACATCGCGAGCCAGTCGTCCCCAAGGAGGACAGCCGACCCGGAGTTACCGGTAAGGGTAGCGTAGACCGCTTCTATAGTGCCATTCCAGACCGAATTCCTCGGTGTCGTGATGGTGGTGCCAGTGGGCAGCTGATGGGCTAGCTGCGCCTCGTGGCCAAATTCTCGGTTCTTAACCCGAAATTCGCGCATGTCAATTAATAACTTGCGGAACCATTGGGGAGCCCCTACAACCTCGCAAAATTTGTCGAATACGACTGACGCTCCTTTCCTCTGTCGGAGATCATTTGCGGAAAAATCAGCTTCAAAGCATTGGGTACAGCCCTGTTCTTGGGCGTCCCGCAGATGCTGGGCCAAAGATACGTCGTTTGTCTTATACGCCATCTTTATCTTAATAGGCCCGAGACGAGTCTTATCGAAGCACTCGACTAGTCGTTCGCATAGTACCATTGCGACCGGTCCAGTCAAAGCGTTGAAATGGTCGTTACCCGCATAGATTAAGCGGGGTGCCCATTTATTGTCGTAACGCTTTAATAGTGCCTCAACCTTGACATTAAGCGTCTTCTCTCCGAGATATCCAGGATCATCCTCACAGGCGAATAATTCGCGGGACGCTTTGAGCATCCTTGCCTGTTTGGGTGGGTCCATCTTGGATAACCATCGATTAAACGTTTCATCGTCGACATCAAATTGATCGAAGCTAACGTCCCGTGCCACCTGCTCCCAAACTTGAAGGGCAAGTGTCATGAACTCCGGAGAGCAATCGTCGTCTTTGTCTGGCTGCGAATTGCTTCGCTTATCGAATGCTGCCATATAAGACTCAAATGCTTTGTTGTCGGTTACGACGGGGATAGCCCCATCAATCAACGGACCCAGCTGGTTCATCCGGCCCACGGGTTCGTGGTCCAGACGGACAGCAAAGTCGTCGAAAGACTGGGGTACCCTGGGCACGTACTCCCTGACAGGGATAACGTGTAGGTGTCCAGGGTTGGGCAATTCCTCGTCAAACTCATCTCCGTGGTGTCGTGCAATCTCATGGTCAACACGCACGACCCCAGGTTTCACTCTGTTACGAGCGGCCCTAGTGAAGCGGTGTGACATGATGTCACT